ATCCGGCCAACGGTGTCATCGACCTGCTGGTACCTGGCGGTAACTCGGCGCGCAAGAAACTGCTGGCACCGTTGGGCCAGTATGTGTTCCGCAAGCCCATTGTGCCCATCGCGGTGCCACAGCCGATGTTCCTGCTCAACCGCCTGCGCCAGGGCGTGTGGCCCGATGAGCACAGCGGCCTGGATCTGCGCGACCATGGGGTGGTCATGGCACGGTTGTCTGAATGCCGGGTAAGTGCAATCCAGCCGCCAGCCTGCGATTTCATCATCAAACCGCCCGGCGACAAGGACAGCCCCGATGCGCTGGCGTGCGTGCGCGCCAAAAAAACCGATGTGCTGATGAGCCAGGGCTTCGACATCCTCGATGCGGTGGTCAGCCTGTACTTCGAGCCCGCTGACGGAGCCAAGTCGCACCGGGTGCTGCACATCCGCGTCAAGCCGACTGGCATTGCCAATCTGCGCGAGATGGAAGAGGCCGACGTCCATCTGGCAGAAGCCCTGCTGCGCGCCCTGGGCGTGATGCAAGACCCGCCCATGCCAGTGGCAGCCGATGAGGCCGTGACCGACAGCGAGATGCTGTGAGCGAAGGTCCGGTCAACGCACCCGCACTGGCTGAACTCTGCGCCTTGCTGGAGACGCCCGACCAGCAGCTGTTGCCGGATGGGGTGGGGCTGGGCGGACGCGCTGTGCTGTACCAGCGTCTGCGCGACTGCGAGGCGTTGAGCCTGGCCGCAGAGGTGGTGCCCGAGGTGCTGTGTCCGGATTGCCGCGAGCACCGGGTACGACCGCAACCGCTGGCCGGCGCCCCTGGACGCTACCAGGCGCTGTGCTTTGAGTGCGGGGAGGTGGAACTGCCCAAGGCGCAGGTACGGCTGTGGCAGGCCCATCCGGGCAAGGTGGCGGATTGGTTGCACCAGGCCTTGGGATTGCGAGGTCGTCACCCCCTTGCCGAACTCATCCCGGGCGTGCTCTGGCACCTGGGGGAGCTGGAGATTCGCCGCCACCGGCGCAGTTTCTTCTTCGGCTGCCGGCTGGACAGCGACCCTGTGCAGGCACGCGCCAAACTGGCCGAGTTGGCTGCACCTGGCGCCGAGGCGGTGATCACCACCACCGAGGCGGCGCTGCTCAGGGCCTCGCCCCTGGCCGACTGCCGCGTGATTCCCCTGCGCGCGGTGGCCCAGCTGCGCAAAGGGCATCTCACGCTGGAGCCGCTTGACGGGTATTTCGATGGCCTCGCGCCGCCCGTGACCAGCGATGAAACCTCGCTGCGACTGCTGCACACCCGGCGCGTCGTGCTGATCGGCGGCGCAGAGCACAAGCTCTCGCCGCAGGTGTATGGCTTCCTCAAGGTCCTCGAAGACGCCGATGGCGACGAGGTGCACAAGCGGGGGATCGCGCAGGCCCTGGAGATCTCAGAGACCTTCCGCTATGCCGACATCAAGAAACGCCACAAGGCGGTGTTCGACACCTTCGTGCAATCCGACGACAAGGGCCACTTCTGGCTGCGCCCGGAGTTTCTGATTCTGGAAAGGGGGTGAGCCAACGACAAGACAGCCTCGTGACCCTCTTTGTTTCTTGATCTCTATCCATTGAAAAGGACTCCATCATGACCGGAAAAAACCAACACGTTGTCCCCCGTGAAGAAGGCTGGGCCGTTCGCGGCGAAGGCAATACCCGAGACACCTCTCTGCACCGCACGCAGGCCGAGGCCGAGCGCGCCGCACGCGAGATTGCCATCAATCAAAAAAGCGAAGTCTTGATCCATGGGGAGGATGGGCGCATCCGTGAGCGCAACAGTTACGGCAACGACCCTTACCCACCCAAAGGCTGATCGCTAACAGCGCTACCCCGCGAGCCCGGACTGACCCTCCGGGCTTTTTTTCGTCTGGTGGGCAACTTGCCCACCCCTTTGCCCACCCCTCCGGGTATCCCTGGAACGCCGCAGGCCACAGCTGCACCTGGCTCAAGCGCTGCCAATCCCATGAGTCCACGGGTTTCTCGTTGACCCGCCCGTCCGGCATCGCCTGACGGGCTTTTTTGCGTCTGGCCGGTGGCGAACCCCCTATTTACCAAATCTGCCCACCCTTTCCGTCCACTTTGCCCACCGGTTTGCCCACCCCCTGGTTGGGACCATGGCCCTGCAATTTTGCACATGACAACAGGAGCCAAAACGTGAGCATCAAGCACCTGAATCAACGCCAACTGGCCGAGCGCTGGGGCGTGAGCGAAGCCAGTCTGGAGCGCTGGCGCACTGAGGGCATCGGCCCGATTTTCCTGAAACTGCAAGGCCGCATCGCCTACCGCCTGGAGGACGTCGAGGCCTTCGAAGCGCAGAACCTGCACAAGAGCACGACCGAGCGCGTCAGCCCAGGAGGTGTGGCATGAGCGCACGCCTGAATGCCGGGGTGGGCACGAATCTGCCCACCCCTTTGCCCACCCCCCTGGCAGCCGCGCTGGAGACCTCCGGCGTCCATCTGCCCATCCCCTTCCTCGATCTCTCCGCCCAGGTCATCCGTGACCTGCCGCTGGAGAACGTTGCTGCCCTGCAGCGCTTCATCAGCGACGCCAAGTCCGAGCTCGGCACCCTGGCGGCCATGGTGCAGACCGGCCTGGAGATGCGCTACGCCGATGCGGCCAAGGCGCAACTGCTGGCCCAAGGCAAAGACACCGGCACCACGCACATCGAGGACGGCGACTTCGACATCACCGTCGAGGTCGACAAAACAGTCGCCTGGGATCAAGCAGAGCTGTCCTCGAAGTGGGATCGGATCAGCGCCAGCGGTGATGACCCGCGCCAGTACATCACCGCCAAATTCAGCGTCAGCGAGTCGCGCTTCAAGGCATGGCCCGAGGTCTTGCGCCAGCAGTTCGAGTCGGCCCGCACCGTGACCCCGGGCAAGCCCAAGTTCGTGCTGCGCCGGGCTGGGGAGGGCAAGTGATGACTGCGTCCCTCCCCCTGCATCCGGCCGCCGAGCTCTTCCCGGTCATGGATGAGGCAGCCTTCGCCGCCCTGGTGGCGGACATCGCCGCCCACGGCCAGCGCGAACCGATCCTCGTTCTGGATGGCCAGGTCATCGACGGTCGCCACCGCCTGCGTGCCTGCGAGCAACTGGGGCTGGAGCCCTTGGTGCGCCAGGTCAGTGCCGACGACGGTGATCCCTTCGGTCTGGTCGTTTCGCTCAACCTGCATCGTCGGCATCTGAGTGAAGGGCAGCGCGCCATCATTGCAGCGCGTTTGGCCACATTGCCTCATGGCAGGCCTGATGCAAATGCGCAAATTTGCGCATTTACCCAGGACGAGGCGGCTCAGCACCTCAAGGTCTCTCGACGTACTGTGCAGCACGCACGGGCAGTGCTCGATCATGGCATTGACGAGCTACAGGCCGCAGTCAAGGGTGGCGAAATTTCAGTCTCAGCAGCGGCCGAGCTCTCTCGTTTGCCCGCCGACACCCAGCGCGCAGCCCTCACCAAAACGCCCGAGGAGATCCGCGCCATCGCCCGCGAGGTGAAAGCGCGCATCAAGGAGGCCGGCGTCTGCGGCCCCTCGGCCGTCAAGATCTTCGAGCAGCTCGCCGCCGACCAGAACCTCTCTGGCATCGAGCAGTGCGCCGTGGTCGAGGTCATCAAGGACGAAGACTCTCCGCTGCCCACCCCAAGTGAGGCCAAGCGCATCGCCCGTGAAGGCGCGCCAGGCCTGATGGTGCTCGGCAGCGATGGCCGCTACCACACCGCCCCCGGTGACCCCGAAGAGAACGCGCGCATGGAGCGCTGGATGCGCCTGCGCGAAGGGCTGGAGCTCATGGCCACTGTCCCGTTCCCGCCCACGGTCGCCGTGGAGGCCATCCCAGCCTACCAGCACAAGAACGTCAGCGAGTGGCTGGGCCGCGTCGTGCCCTTCGTTAATCAACTCAACCAACTCTGGAGCGAACACCATGCGTAATCCCGTCATGCGTGCTTTGCGCGAGGCCGTTCGCGCAGAGATTTCTCACGCCTTTGAAGTCACTGGCCACGCCCGTCCGCGCGACGTTGCCCGGGTCGTCTGCGCGCTGCATCCCGATGATGTGCTCTCTATCGGCACCCGTCTGGCCGAAGACGCCCTGACCGAGATCGCCCGTCGCGAGCTCAAGAAGAACACCCAGGGTCGGGATCTGGTCAGCCAGATGCAATTGCCCGGGGTGCCAGAGACATTGACCGCGCAACTGCCGCCGGCCATCAGCATTCCGCTCGACGCAGAGGTCGAGGACGAAGACGGCGAAGGCGTCATCTACAAGCCGCTGGCCCAGGCCACGCTGGCCGACGTCAATGCCCACCTGCAGCTGCTGGCCACCCAGATCAACGCCGACACCCGTCGCCACCGGGCCTTGAAGGAGTTGCGCGATCTGGCCTTGGCGGCCGGTGCGACCGACGACAGCCCGCTGCTGTCGGCCTTCGGTACGGCCGAGTCCTTGATGACGGAGGTGGCGTAATGGCCTTCCCCATCATCTCCGCTGATCAGCGCCTGGCCGAACGCCACGGCGTCAAGCTCGTCCTGCTGGGCAAGAGCGGTCTGGGCAAGACCACCCAGCTCAAGACACTGCCTGAAGACAGCACCCTATTCGTCGATCTGGAGGCAGGCGACCTGTCGGTCAAGGACTGGCGCGGCGACTGCGTGCGCCCCAAGACCTGGCCGGAATTCCGGGATCTGGCGGTGTTTCTCGCTGGCCCCAATCCGGCCCTGCCGACTGAAGCGCCGTTCTCGCAGGCGCACTTCGACCATGTTTGCCAGCAGTACGGCAGCCCCGAGCAACTGGCCAAGTACGACACCTACTTTGTCGACTCGATCACGGTGCTCTCGCGCCTGTGCCTGACCTGGGCCAAGAGCCAGCCGGCAGCGTTCTCGGACCGCACCGGCAAGGCGGATCTGCGCGGTGCCTACGGACTCCTGGGCAGCGAAATGATCGGCGCACTGACCCACCTGCAGCACGCCCGGGGCAAGCACGTCGTGTTCGTGGCGATCCTGGATGAAGTCACTGACGACTTCAACCGCAAGGTCTTCGCGCCGCAGATCGATGGCGCCAAGACCAGCCTGCAGCTGCCCGGCATCGTCGATGAGGTCATCACGCTCGCGGAGCTCAAGACGGATGAGGGCGAGGCCTACCGGGCCTTTGTCTGCCACACGGTCAATCCCTGGGGTCTGCCCGCCAAGGACCGCTCCGGCCGCCTCGATCTGGTCGAGCCCCCGCACCTCGGGCAGTTGATCGCCAAGTGCGCGCAGGCGCAAAGCGCGGCGCGAACTGTATCTGCGCCCCTGACCACCGCATTGCCTTCTCTCAACGAATCCCACGCTTCCCAGGAGTAATCCGCCATGAGTTTCTTCGACTTCAACACCGCTGACCAACAGCAATCGTTCGATCTGATCCCCAAGGGCACGCTGGCCCGGGTGCGCATGAGCATCAAGCCCGGTGGCTTTGATGATGCCTCCCAGGGCTGGACTGGAGGCTGGGCCACCCAGTCCCATGACACCGGTGCTATCTATCTCGCCTGCGAAGGCGTGGTGATGGAAGGCCCGTTTGCCCGCCGCAAGGTGTGGTGGAACATTGGCCTGTATTCGGCCAAGGGCCCGACCTGGGGAAACATGGGCCGCACTTTTGTGCGCGCCGCGCTCAACAGCGCCCGCAACATCCACCCCGGCGACAACAGCCCGCAAGCGCAGGCCGCGCGTCGCATCAGCGGCTTCGGTGACCTCGAAGGCCTGGAGTTCGTGGTCCGCTTCGACATCGAGAAAGACGGCCGGGGCGAGGATAAGAACACCATCAAGTCGGTGATCGAGCCCGATCACAAGGACTACGCCGCGATCATGGGCGTGGCACCCAGGGGCGGTGTGGGCAATGCGGGCGGTGGCCAGTCCGGGGCACCAGGCTACACCCCGGCAGCGCCCGCAGCGCGCCCCGCATCCTCGAGCGTCCCCGGCGGCAAGCCCGCCTGGGCACAGTAAGGGGAGGCCATCGCCATGATGCTTCGTCCCCGACAAACCCAACTGGTCGAGCGCACGCTGGCGGCGCTCGGTCAGCACGGCAACACGCTGGCTGTCGCCCCGACCGGGTCGGGCAAGACCATCATGCTCTCGGCCGTCACCGGCCGGGTGCTGACCGAGCCCGATGCCAAGGCCTGCATTCTTGCGCACCGTACCGAGCTCACCGGGCAAAACCGCGCCAAGTTCCTGCGTGTCAATCCGACGCTCACCACCTCGGTGGTCGATGCCAACGATAAATCCTGGGCCGGCAACGCCACCTTCGCCATGGTGCAGACCCTGTCGCGCAAGGCCAATCTCGAGCAGATCCCGACCCTGGATCTCTTGGTGATCGATGAGGCGCATCACGCCACATCGCCCAGTTACCGGGCCGTGATCGAGCGTGCCCAGCAGAAGAACCCGAAACTGCTGCTCGCGGGCCTGACCGCCACCCCCAACCGGGGCGATGGCACGGGCCTGCGCGAAGTCTTCAGCAACGTCGCCGACCAGATCACCCTGGGCGAGATGATCGCCGCCGGGCACCTGGTGCCACCGCGCACCTTCGTGCTGGACGTCGGTGCCCAGGAAGCCTTGGGCAAGGTGCGTCGCACCGCTGACGACTTCGACATGAACGAGGTGGCGAGCATCCTCAACAAGGCGGTGATCAACGAGGCCGTGGTCGCCCAGTGGAAGGAGAAAGCCGCCGGTCGCAAGACCATTGTGTTCTGTTCGACCGTCGCCCACGCCCTGGATGTCTGCGTGGCCTTCAATGCCGCCGGTGTGCCAGCCGGGTTGATCCATGGCGAGCTGCCCGATGCCGAGCGCAAAGCCTGCCTGGCGGCCTATGAAACTGGCGATGTGCAGGTATTGGTCAACGTCGCGGTGCTCACCGAGGGCTACGACTACACCCCCACCAGCTGCGTGGTGCTGCTGCGCCCCAGTTCCTACAAGTCCACGCTGATCCAGATGGTGGGCCGGGGTCTGCGCACGGTCGATCCGGAGGAGTTCCCCGGCGTGGTCAAGACCGACTGCGTGGTGCTGGATTTCGGCACCGCCACCTTGATGCACGGCAGCCTGGAGCAGACCGCCAAGCTCGAGGGCAAGCCCGTCCGGGAAGCCCGCTTCAAGGAATGTCCTGAATGCGGTGCCGAGGTACCCGCCTCGGCCGATAGCTGTGCGCTGTGCGGCTACGAATGGCCCGAGGATGTTCCCCGCACGCCGCTGGCGAAGACGCGCGAACCGCTGGAAGAGTTCGTGATGAGCGAGATCGATCTGCTCAGTCGCTCGAACTTCCTGTGGTGCGATCTCTTCGGCATGGACGACACCCTGATGGCCACGGGCTTCAACGCCTGGGGTGGCGTTTTCTACCTGGAGGGGCAGTGGTACGCCGTGGGTGGGGCCAAAGGCTATCGGCCCCACCTGCTGGCGGTGGGCGAGCGCACCGTCTGCCTGGCCCGCGCCGACGACTGGCTCAACGAACACGAGTCTGAGGATTCCGCGCACAAGAGCCGGCACTGGCTCAAGCAGCCGGCCACCGACAAGCAGCTGCAGTACCTGCCGCCCGAGATGCGCACGGACTTTGGTCTGTCGCGCTACCAGGCCTCGGTGCTGATGTCCTTCCAGTTCAACAAGCGCGCCATCCAGCGTCTGGTGATGGGGGCCGGTGCTGCCCATGCCCAGCACGAGTTGTTTGCCGAGGAGGTCGCTTGAAATGCCTCATCTGCACACGACACGCGCGTGGCTACGGCCACAGCGACAACCGCTTCAAGCTGGGCGAGCCACGCCGCTACCCCATGGACTGGACGTTCTGCAGTCGGCGATGCCAGAACGCGTTTCACGCGCGCTACACCGCCTGGCTCAAGACCGACCCTCAGCTGGAGGACGTGCTCATGGTTGATCCGACCGAATTCGAGCAAGCAGCGCTGCACCAGTGCCTGCGTTTCTTCGGCGAGGCGGCCAGCGAGATCGGCTTCGACAAACCGTTGGGCCAGTACAGCGAGGCCGAAGCCTTGGCTGTGATCGAGGCCATCGTGACGGCCTGGACCGAAGCGATGGTCGCGCACCATGAGGCGAGCAAATACCCTCCCGTGCGCGGCCTTGCGCCCTACGAGACGACAGCGGCGACACCTGCCGCAGGGAGGATGTGATGCTGGACTTCAATTCCACCACCACCTTCTCCGAGCGCTTCGAGGCCTTGATCGATGCCGGGCTGCAGGCGCGCGAGCAACAGCAGGGCAAGCGCCAGTACCTCGGGGCCTCGCGCCTTGGGGTGAGTTGCGAGCGCCAGCTGCAGTACGAGTATGCCCAGGCACCGGTTGATCCGGACAAGGGTTTCTCGGGTCGCATCTTGCGCATCTTCGAACGTGGCCATCGCATGGAAGACGCCATGATCGGCTGGCTGCGCGCGGCCGGTTTCATTCTCAAGACCGAAGGCAAGAATGGGCAGCAGTTCGGCTTCTCGGTGGCCGACGGTAAGTTGCAAGGCCACTGCGACGGCGTGTTCGTCGGCGGCCCCGAGGGCTTTGCCTACCCGGCGCTGTGGGAATGCAAGGCGCTGGGCAGTAAGTCCTGGACAGATCTGGCCAAGAAAGGGCTGGCCGCATCGAAACCGGTCTATGCCGCCCAGGTCGCCATCTACCAGACCTACTTGGGCCTCTTCGACAACCCGGCGATCTTCACGGCGGTGAATGCCGACTCGATGGAGATCTACACCGAGCTGGTGCCTTTCGATGCGGCGCTGGCCCAGAAGATGTCCGACCGCGCGGTGCGGGTGATCCAGGCGACGGAAGCGGGCGATCTGCTGCCACGCGGCTTTGCGCAGGCGGATCACTTCGAGTGCCGCTTTTGCAGCTATGCGCAGCGCTGCTGGGGAGGTGCGCTATGAGCACCATCCTTCAGCAATCAAGCGTGCGCGGCAGCGTATTCGCGGGCTGTCGGCAAAGTGCGTGGCAGAGTCTTGGCCTTCGGGCGCGTAGCTTCCCAGCCCAAGCAGGCCAGCCAGATGGAACGTGGAATGGCTTTGTGCGCAGTGCGGTAGTAGCTCACCATGCGACGGCTGATGCCCAGCGCTTCGGCAGCTGTGGTCAGCGACAGATCGTTACGGTGCATCCAGTCGCCAAACATCTCGTGACTGACTTCGCCGGCCTGTTCCTTGGCCCATGCGTAGACGTTGTCCTCGCCAAATTCGGTATCGAACCATTCGATGCCGCCGCCCCATTCGGCAATGTGTGCGCGCGCAAACACCTCGGCATCCAGGATGGGCGCGAGTGCCGGGATCTTGCGCAGGATGTCGCCAACATCGACTTCGAGCACTTCACCTGTGCTCCAGGTGGTGCGCAGACGATAAGGCGCCACGGCTTCCACAGCCTCCAGCTTCGGGAAAAAGTACTCGCTCATGGGTTGTTCCTCCGCCATTCGTTGAACAGGAAATCTCGGTTCGTTTCGATCCAGGTTAGAGCCTCGCGTATTTCTCGTTCTGCTACACGCCCCTTGATTGCGAAATCCTCAAGATCAACGGTGCAATCACGCCCATCCTTCAGTTTGACGTGGACATGGGGTGGTGGGTGGTCGTCGAGATACATCAGCACCCGGGTGTTATCGAAGCGTTGCAAGACTGGCATACCTCAAAGTGTAGTGCAATGGTTTCCCTATTGCAAGGGCGCTGATTTGGCGGGAGGTGCGTCATGAGCACACCCTCCAAACCCCGCCAGACCTACCGCACCGAGTGGGTCGAGCGCTGGTGCCCACCCAAGCCGCTGGTCACCCTGACGCCTATCGAGAAGGTGCTCAACCGCCACACCTTCCTGGTGACACCCGAGTCGCGCCTGGTGGTGGCCGTGATCACCCGTGCCATCGGCGACTGCCTGTCCTTGGGCAGAGGCGTGCGGCGCGAGGCCCGGCGCTTTCTGCTCGGTGATGACCTTGGCCTGTGGTGCGACCTGGTTGGCTTGCATCCGGACTTCGTGCGCTTCGTCGCCAGGAAGGCCGGCTACCTCGCTGATGAGAAGGCGCATTGGCAGAAGGAGCCCATCAAGGTGCCTGTTCTGCCCCAACCCCCTGATCCCGGCATTGCCATGAGCCACGAGACCGTGCGCAGCAGCGCCATTGGTCCCTGCGCGGCCATCCCTTTGAACACTTCTGGAGAAACTCCCCATGCTTGATTTCAACGACATTCCACCCGTCGCAGGCGGTTCGGTGGACCTCAACGCCCAGCGCGATGAGCTCAAACGCGAACTGCTGGCGCGCTTGCCAGCCGTGCTGATGGCACTGTTTCCGGCCGGCAAGATCCGAGGCAACAAGTTCCTGATTGGCAACATCCAGGGCGAGGCAGGCGACAGCCTGGAGATTGCGCTCGATGGCGACAAGGCTGGACTCTGGCACGACCACGCGACCGGTGAAGGCGGCGATGTCTTCGCCGCGATTGCCGGCCACCAGGGCCTGGACACCAAGCGCGACTTTGCCGCCGTACTCGAAGCCGCCGCCCGGCTGGTGGGACGGTCCCTGGCTACGCCGATGCCCACCCGCTCGGAAGTGCCCATCGATGCACTTGGTCCCCACACCGCCAAGTGGGACTACCTCAGCGCCACGGGCGAGCTGATCGCCTGCGTGTACCGCTACGATCCCGAGCCGGGCAAGAAGGAGTTCCGCCCCTGGGATGTGCGCGCCCGCATGTGCCGCGCCCCTGATCCTCGGCCACTCTACAACCTGCCTGATGTCTCGCGCGCCGACAGCGTGATTCTGGTTGAAGGGGAGAAGTGCGCCGACGCCCTGATCCGCATGGGCATCACCGCCACCACGGCGATGAACGGCGCCAAGGCACCCATCGACAAGACCGACTGGAGCCCACTGGCGGGCAAAGCCGTGCTGATCTGGCCGGATCGCGATGCGCCCGGCTGGGACTATGCCGAAGCGGCGGCGCGGGCCTGCGTCAGTGCCGGCGCCGTGTCGGTCGCGATTCTGGTGCCACCCACGGATCGGCCTACCGGATGGGATGTGGCTGATGCGGTGGAGGAAGGGTTCGACGTCCAGGCCTTTCTCGACACTGGCGAGCGGCGCATCGTCAAGGCCGCACCGAGCCTCCTGCCGACCTACAGCCTGGGGCATCTGCTCGATGACGACTCGCCCTTGCCACCGGATCTGATCGAGCCGCGCGTGCTCACCCCGGGCGGGATGCTGGTGTTTGGCGGCGCACCCAAGGTGGGCAAGAGCGACTTCCTGCTGTCGTGGCTGACCCACATGGCCGGTGGTGCGGCGTTCCTCGGGATGCGTCCGAGCCGTCCGCTGCGCGTCTTTTACCTGCAGGCCGAGGTGCAATACCACTACCTGCGCGAGCGGGTGAAGGGCATTGCGCTGCCGCCCAGCCGCGTCCTGGATGCGCGCACGCACTTCGTGGCCACGCCGCAGCTGCGCCTGATCCTCAACGACGAGGGGTTGGCGCAGGTGATTCCGGCGATGGAGCGCGCCTTCAACGGCTCGCCGCCGGATGTGATTGCCATTGATCCGATCCGCAACGTCTTCGATGGTGGCGAGGGTCAGGCCAGCGAGAACGACAACGCGGCGATGCTCTACTTCCTGTCGCAGCGGGTCGAGCGTCTGCGCGATGCGGTCAATCCCAGTGCCGGCATCATCCTGGTGCACCACACCCGAAAACTCGGCAAGAAGCAGTTCGAGGAAGACCCGTTCCAGGCTTTGGCCGGGGCTGGCAGTCTGCGTGGCTACTACTCGACGGGGATGTTGCTGTTCCGCCCGGATGAGACCCGCACGCCACGCGAGCTGATCTTCGAGCTTCGCAACGGTGCGGCCATCCCGCAAAAGCACATCGACAAGATCGAGGGCGAGTGGCGTGAGATCAACCCCAGCGTGCGGCTGGCGATGCAGGACTATGGCGCCAAGCTCGATGCGGAGCGCCGGCGCAAGCGCGATGTGATCCTGCAGATGATCTTCGATGAGGCGGCCGCCGGGCGCTGCTACCTCTCCAGCCTCTTTGCCAAGACCTTCGAGAACAAGGGCGGGCTCGGTGGCATGCGCAGCATCAGCGAGCGCATCGCCGTGCTCGCGGCACAGGGCTACATCAAGTTCTTCCGCAATGCCCAGGACTATGGGCTGGCGCCGCCCAAGGGCAGCAAGCACGGCTACCTGTGTGTGGAGGACATGCGTATCAAGCGTGCCTTGGGTGAGCCCGATCCGGTCAGCGGCGAGGTCACCGAGGCGGAGCTCCTGGTGCTGCCGACCCACTACGTCTGCCCGCAGACTGGGGTGCATCTGCCGGTCGAGAACCCGAACGTGTGGGTCTATCAGGAGGACGTCCAGCCATGAAAAACCTCGTCCATCCGCCTCTGAAAAACGGCCCAAAACGCTGCAAAACCTCGGAGGTTTTTTGCAAACCTTCAAACCTCCAAAACGCAAATATCAATGAAATCAACAGCTTGCAGAGGATGTGCAGAAACCGTCCTCATGACCTGCAGAGGATGTGCAGAACCATGAAAACTCAACAACGACAAGGGCTTACGACGTTTAAGGACCACCACTGCAAACACCCCCCTGGTTTACACCAGGGGGGGAGTAAATCCCCCCTGGTGTTAAACCGTGGTCCTGCAAAGCTCCAGGTTGTGCATCGGATTGCCTTTGCCCGCTGCCCTGAAATTGGCACCGTCTTGATGCTTGAAGGCCAGCGCTATGTGCTGGTCGATTGCACACCCCATACCAAGGCCAACGGGCAGCCGACGTTCTTGTTGCATTGGGAGAGCCACTGTCCAGACTGCGGTGCCACCTTCCTCGTCAAGACTGGCCTGAAAGCCAGTGCGATCAATCGCCGCTGCGAACAGCATCACCGGATGGGTGTGCCGGTGGCCAAAGGCAGTAAAGCGTGGCGAGGAGGTCGGAAATGAACACGAGCATTCTGGCCCTGGATCTGGGCACGACCACCGGCTGGGCCTTGGTCAGCCGCGACGGACTCCTCAACGGCGGCAGCGAGTCCTTCAAGACCACCCGTTTCGAGGGTGGCGGCCTTCGCTACCTGCGCTTCAAGCGTTGGCTCACCGACATCAAGCAGTGCGCCGACGGCCTCGACTGGGTGGTGTTTGAGGAAGTACGTCGACACATGGGCGTTGATGCGGCGCATGCCTACGGTGGCTTCATGGCGCACCTGACGGCCTGGTGCGAACACCACCAGATCCCGTACCAGGGTGTGCCGGTGGGCTCGATCAAGAAGCACGCCACCGGCAAGGGCAACGCCGGAAAGGCCGAGATGATCGCGGCCGCCAAGGCGCGCGGCATCACACCGGTCGATGACAACCACGCCGATGCACTGGCGCTGCTGGACTGGGCGATGGCCCAAGGAGGTGCGGCATGAGAACCCAGTCCGTTTCCATCCCCTGCGCCCTCGGGCGTCTGGCGCCAGCGTCACCGGCCAACGCCGAAGAGCTCCGGGCCATGCGTGCGGCGGCCTGGCACAAGCAAGGCATCGTGGTCGTGCCGCTCGACGAGATCTTTGATGAGTGGGATCGGGCGTTCCTGTCCGGCATCGCCACCAAGCTCTACGGCGCGCACACCGTTGCTTCCCGCAAGAGCACACCTTGGTCCGAGGGCGAGGTGGTCGACCGGGGCGATGGTGAGACCTGGACGGTGGTGGCGACCACGGGCAAGTCCATCACGGTGCAGCGTGACCGCGACGGCGCGCTGGCGACTCTCGGGCAACTCGGGGAGGCACGGCCATGACCAAGAAGACGCAACGCGCCCGAGCCAAGGCCGAGAAGAAGCCGCACATCGGCGAGGAGCACATCCGCCCGGATGGCAGCGTGATCCGCTACGTGCGGGAGGAGGACGATGACCGCAAGCCCGTCGACCACTACCGCACCGTGGACACGCTGGCGCTGATGCTCCGAAACGGCAGCATCAC